TACCTTATAAAGCAGGACCAATAACTAAACTAGCAGAACAATATTAATTATGGCATTCAAGCAATCAAACAACCCAATATCAAGAAAAACTTCTCCTCTTAGAGCTGGAGGTTTTACTATGAAAGACATAGAAGATAAATCTACTGCTGAAAAAATATCTTCAATTGAAGAATCTAGAAGCGGAAACGTAGGAGCTCCTGGAGATCCTGGAACTCAACCTAATTATAATGATCCAAAGAAATTTGCTGGAGATGATGAGGGTATGTTAAAATCAACCTTTGAACCACAATTCCCTGGGGATGATGGTTATGAAGATCAAGGAATGTCTAGAAAAGATCCAAAATATTTTGGTCTTGGAAAAGATGATGGCACTGCTAGAAAAATTAAAAAAGGTAACAAAACTGCTAAGCAAATTGTTAAAATGCAAAATAAAAGAAGCAGCATAAAAGATGTATATCTTGGTGATCCTGACGATAAAACAACAGATAAAATAAGAACTGCAGATAAGCCTGCTAGCAAAAGAGAAGTTAGAAAAATTAAGAAACTTAAGAAAACAGAAAAGCAACTAGGTAGTAAAATTGGCTAGTCCTTTAAAAAATAAATAAATCATGATAATAAATCCAAGCACACTGACAAACGGCGTTATGGTTATACCAGACGACGATGTCAATATTCCAGGACCTGAATTACAATTTTCAGGAACTGCTAACGAAAACGAACTAAACAAATTAATAGATACAACTAGACCTATTCAAGTTAATCCATCTATTGGTGGTTTTACTCAAACACTACAAACTGGTTCTAATCAAAATCAAGTTGCTTTTGGTGGACAAGGTGTTCAAGTTGGTGATGTGGTTTATAATACCACTAATAATACTTTAGGTATTGTAGGAGCAATAGACAGTGATACTACATTAAGTATAGTTAATTCTGATGGGTCTGGAGAGAATTTAGATTTATTTCCACTAGGAACTGAAGCTTATGCTATATATCAAGTTAACGGTATGCCATTTAATAACGGTCTTAGCTTTGGTTTTAGAGCTTTAGTTGGTGCTTTACTAGATGAAACAGCTGATACAACAACTGGTTTTACCGCAGCTGCTGATCAAGCTATAACAGCAAGTGGTGGAACTATATTTGATATAATGAACCAAACAGGCGGAACACCTTTAACATTTACACTTACTATAGGTGGTGGTGGTGATGCAACAGTTTGTACAGTAGCAACTGCTGGTAAATTCTCAGCTACCTCTTTAGTTGGTAGAACAGTTATATTTGATCAAGCGTCTATAAGAGCCGTTGCAGGATTTGGCAACACTGGTACTGGTGGTTGTACATTTACATTTAACGCAACTGACGAAGACTTTACTGATAGATCACAAGCTGGTGGACAACCAAAAGCTTTTCAAATATATAACGGAGATACTACAGAATCTGATTTTAATGTTCTTACAGCAGGTGGAGATACAGTTCAATTATTAAATGTTCAACCAGGAGCATTAATACCTTTAGCAGTAGTTAGAGTTTGGTCAGTAGGAACAGACACAACAGCAGGAACAATAATAGCATTAACATAACATTAAAAAAATAAAAATGGGACACGCAATACACAAACACATGCATGGTAGCAGTATGAAATCTGCAGAAAAATATGATGCAAAAGAAGCTTACAACAAAGATTTAACTAGCAAAGCTAGATTACATTATTTAGAAAACAATATAGCAGATAAAAAAGGATCTCCAGCTCATATGGATGGTGCTAGAAAAGATCACAAAATGAGCAACAGCGAATTTAGTGATCATACACAAAGCCCACGAGGAAAAAAAGAACACGGAGCAGGTATGTCAAGACATACGTCTGAGCATTCTACAGAAGAGTACATGGATAGAAAAGATGCTGCTATTAAAAAAGCTAAAGGTATGTCAAGAAAATCATCACCAGCTAATAACTATGATGATGATGCTATGTCTAGAAAAGCTTCACCTATAAACAATATTACTTTTACAAATAGTGAAGGCAAAAAAGATTACTATGGTGACAAATCTCAAATAGCTTATAATGAAGGACATGTACCTCAAAGAGAAATTGCTGCTGGAAACAAAAGTCCTTATTCAAGAAAAAAAGATTATTAATGGCTTTTAAACTAAAAGCACCATTCCAAAGTAATTCCCCGATATACGAGAGAGAACTAGACGAAGGTATTTTAGGCAAAGGTAATAAAAATGGTACTATATTAGTAGCTCAAAACCTAGGTGATGAAGCTGAGAAAAGTGTTATAGACCATGAAGAAGTTCATATAGACCAAGTTAAGCGTGGAGATTTAGACTACGATGACAGCGCTGTATACTGGAAAGGTAAAACATACCCTCGTTCTAAAATGAAAGAGGGTAATCCTAATTTACCATGGGAGAAAGAGGCCTATAGTAAGACTGATGATTTTGACAAGTTATGAAAAAAAAGTTTAACGAAACAAAGGTAGGGCAGTTTTTAAGCAAAGCCGCTCCTGGTATATTAGATTTAGCTGGCAATGTATTGCCTGACGCTGGTCTATTTGGATTAGTTAAGAACTTAATCAAAAAAAATCCTGCATTACCGGCAGAAGATAAAGAAAAAGCACTCATGTTATTAGAACAAGACATGATTGAAATGAAAGAAACAACAAAACGCTGGGAAAGCGATATGAAAAGCGATTCATGGCTTTCTAAGAATACTAGACCAATGTGTTTAATTTTTTTATCTATAATGACTATAGCTTTTATATGGGTAGATAGTCATCATGAGATATCTTTTACGGTAGAACAAGAGTGGATAGGCTTACTAAAAACTTTAGTAACAACAGTGTACGTAGCGTACTTTGGTTCACGAGGAGCGGAAAAATTCAAAACTATAAGTAATAATAATAATAAGTAAAACAAATAATAACAATTTAAATTTAATCAAATGAGTAAAGAACAAAAAATTACAGAAAAAGAACTAAAGACAATCACTGAACAACAAGGAAAAATTCAAACAGTTATTTTTGATTTAGGATCTTTAGAAGCAAAGAAATTTGAAATTTCAGGATCATTAAAAGAGCACAATGATGCTTTAAATGAAACTAAAAAAGAATTAGAAGAAAAGTACGGACAAGTTAACATTAACTTGAAAGACGGAACCTACGAAGAGATTGTACCTGAGGTAGAAACTGAAGAGGTAAAGTAACATGGAATCTGTTATAAGAAAGATAAGTATAGGCTCGGACTATAAAAACGAAGCAATGCATTACTCTGTAGGTCAACCAGTTTACGGTGGTCATACTATTAGTAGTATTACTTTAAATAAATCTGATAATTCTTATAACATATACATTAAAAAAGAAAACGAAGTAATGCCATGGAAGAAATTTAATTCTAACATGGCTATCTCCGTTGAATACGACTTAGAGTATTAATGAATAGTGTATATGATTTTATTATAACTCCTAAAGAGGGTAGATATAATAATGAGAAAAAAGTTGGAGATAAAACTTTAGTACTAAATACTAGTATTGAAGACCACAAGTTAGTTAGCAAACAAGCTATTATAGTTGCTGTACCATTAGCGTTCAAAACAATATTAAAAGTTGGAGACGAAGTAATGGTTCATCATAATATCTTCAGAAGATGGTATGATGTAAAAGGCAAAGATAGAAACAGTGGCCAATATTTTAAAGAAGATTTATATTTTTGTAAGCCAGACCAAGTATATTTATACAAAAGAAACAACAAATGGTTTTCTATTGGTCAAAGATGCTTTGTTAAACCTATAAAAGACGTTGACAATCTAACGATTGATATTGAGCAAAAGCATATTGGTATATTAAAAATTGGTAATAGTTCTTTAGAAGCGCTAGGAATCAACCCAGGAGATCTTGTAGGTTATAAATCTAACAGAGAATGGGAATTTATTATAGACGAAGATCGTCTTTATTGTATGAAATCAAATGATATTATTATAGAGTATGAATACCAAGGAAACGAAGAAGAATATAATCCAAGCTGGACACGTAGCTGTTGAGGAACTTATTAAAGTTGCTAAAGAAGCTATTGTAGATTCAGATGACGACATATCAGCAGACAGACTAAAAAACGCTGCTGCAACAAAAAAACTAGCTATATTTGATGCTTTTGAAATACTTAATCGTATTACAGCTGAACAAGATATGCTAGACGAAAAACCTAAAGAAGTTAAAAAAGAAACTACGTTTCGTGGTTTTGCTGAAGGAAGATCTAAATAATGTACGAGCAAAGTCTATATAAAATACTACCTAACCATGTTAAGCCTAAAGTAATATCTAGAATGAATAGATATAGCAAGTGGGAATATGGATATAACGAAGACCACGATATGGTTGTTATATCTAGAACAGGAAAAATTGGAGATATTTATGAAATACAAAACCTTAAAATAGCTTTACCTAAAGCTGATAACGTACACGTGTTTAAAGATAACAGATGGAATAGGTTTGATTATCCAAAAGAATTACAAAGAATTAAAACAGTATTTGACTGGAGAGAATATCCAGAAGAATTCAAAGAAAAATATTACGATTACATTGATAATGAGTTTAAATACCGTGAAGAAGGTTTTTGGTATAATAATAAAAAAACACCTACTTATATTACCGGTAGTCATTACATGTACTTACAATGGTCTAAGATTGACGTAGGTCAACCAGATTTTAGAGAATCAAATAGATTGTTCTTTATATTTTGGGAAGCTTGTAGAGCTGATAATAGATGCTACGGAATGTCTTATCTTAAAAACAGACGTTCTGGATTTTCTTTTATGGCATCTGGAATTACAGT